ATGACTTCTCAACAGACAACGGTGTTGCTAACTTGTTCTTCTCAGCGGATGCGGGTTCTAACCCATTCGTTGGCGCATGGCGTCAGATGCCTGAAGTGGACTATGAGTACAACAAAGACTATCAACGTCACGAGTATGTAACAACTGCTCGTTACGGTGTCAAGAAGTACCGTCCAGAAGGTATCGTTACAGTCGTAACAGACCCAGCGGTATAAAACTTTTTGGGTATCCCTTCGGGGGTACCCTTCATTTTTTTGTTGACAAAAGGTATTTTCTTGTATATAATATCTTTAACACTGTCAGGGGTTACTAATGGCTAACGTAAATCACTCAACTCTAACTGATCCTTACTTACATGAACCTAAAGGTGTAGCTAGTGCAGGTGCAGGTACAGTATATGTTGCTAATGGGTCAGGATCAGGAACATGGGTAGAAAAAACTCGTTTTATTGGTGCCTATGTAGGTTTTGATGCAGCCACCCCAGCATATACACATTCAGTAACAACTGCTGATACGATTTTAAACCCTACTTTTACAGTAGCTGAGAGTAACGGTTTCACAGGTGAGACATCCCCCAATGCTCGTTTGAAGTATACAGGTTCAGAAGACATTGATGCTCAGATTGTCTTTACAATTTCATCTAGTCAAGCACACGGCACTAACCACGATGTTGAGTTTGCTATCTTTAAGAACGGTACTGAACTAGGTGGTTCACGTGCTATCCGTACAATATCTTCAGGATCATGGGGATCAATTTCTGTCTTTGGCTATACATCATTCTCAACAAATGATTACTTAGAAGTTAAAGTTAAAGGTGGTGCTTCTTTTACAATGAACGTAGCCTCTGCCTTTATGTCTATTATGGGATCGGCAAGTTAAGATGAAAACAACACTCCTCCAAATAGTACAGTCTATTCTGTCAGACATGGACTCTGAGGATGTTAACAGCATCTCAGATACAATAGAGGCTCAACAGATTGCATCAGTTGTAGAGGATACATACTACAACATTGTTGCTGCCCGTGAGATTCCTGAACACAATAAACTTATGACACTCACTGCAATGGGTGACACAGCTAAACCTACCCACTTCCAGTACCCTACTAACACAAAACATATTGAACGTGTAGAATACAACATAGGTTCTGTTTCTGATAAAGATTTCACAGAGATTAAATTTGTTGATCCTGTCTGGTTTCTTGACCATATGGATGAGGATGCATTACTCGTAGAAACTTACGAAGGTAACCTAGATATCTTTGTCTCTACAGATAAGGCTCCTGAGTACTACACAAGTTTTGATGACAATTATATTATAATGAACTCTTATGATAGTTCTGTTGAGGCATCACTACAAGAGTCTAAAATCCGTGCTTTTGGTTCAATATACCCAACATTTAGTCAAGTAGATTCCTTCGAGCCTGACCTTGATAATACTCTAATGCCTCTTCTTCTAGCTGAGGCTAAGTCAACTTGTTTCTCTTTATTCAAGGGTGGATCAGACCCTAAAGTTGAACAGGCAGCACGTCGTTTAAAGTCTTATGTTCAGAATGATATGCATAAAACACGTCGAGCAAATATTCGGAACAACTACGGAAGAAAATAAATGATTGAGTATGACCACGACACAGCAAACCAGCACTGTGTCTGTAAGTCAGATAAACTACTTACAGATGTACACATTGAAAAAGAATTAGGTGGGTACAGATTTTTCTTAATCAGATATGAAAAAGGTAAAACACCTAAAGAACTATCTGGACGTTATACAACTATATCTGCTGCACAACGTGACTTAGAGAGATATCTTCGGAGTCAACCAGTTTCCAAACTGAAACGTGTAAGAGAACGTGCAGACGAAAGAGAGAAAGAACGTAATGCCGCAAAGTCTAAACCAGAAGGCAGTTAATAACTTTGTCAGAGGTTTAATTACCGAGGCAGGTGAACTTACGTTTCCTGACGGTGCCTCTGTAGATGAACTTAACTGTGACTTACGACGTGACGGTACTCGCCGTAGACGACTAGCTGTTTCTTATGAAGACAGTTATGTACTCGAAAGTGCTTTCAGAACTGTTTCTGATTCATCCTTCGTTACAACAGGTAATTGGACTAACGTAGGCGGTAATGCTGATCTTGAATTTTTAGTTGTACAAGTAGCTTCTCGTCTTTATTTTTATAATAAAGGTGATCTACCTTATTCTGGACAAATGGAAACTAACTATATTGATCTGACTACATACGAACAGTCAGGTTCTTCAGGTTCAGAAACAGCTAAGTGTCAGTTTACATCTATCAAAGGTAATTTGGTTGTATCTTCTCCTGAGATAAACACAATAGCTATTGAATACAGCCTAGGTGTTTTTTCAGTAAGCCAGATTTCTTTTGAAATACGTGACTTTGAGTGGCAGGGTGACACCACACAGTACTATAATAATGAATCAACACCATCTCAAAACCGTAAGTACGATGCACAGAACACAGGATGGAACACAGGTAACGGTGCTCCCACAGACCTCACCAAACGTCTAACACACCCGTGGTATGCAGGTAAGAATGACACAGGGGACTACGACTCTGACGAGTGGGAAAAGATTTACGGTGGTACAACCCTTACAGGTAACGGACACTACGTCCTAGATTTCTTTACTAAGAACCGTCAGTCTGCGTCAGGTATCACGGGTTTGACAAAACCTACAGACCCTGAGACATCACGTTTTCGTTGTGTAGAATCATTTTCAGGTCGTGTTTTCTATGCAGGTGTAGATAGTTCTGAGAACGCAGGTACGATACTATTCTCTAAACTTGTCGAAACTGTAGATGACCTAGGCATCTGTCACCAACAGAATGACCCTACAGCTGAATATTCATCTGACTTACTAGACACCGATGGTGGTGAGATCAAGATTCCAGATGCTGTTAAAATCCAGAAACTGTACGCATATCAGAACTCCCTGTTCATCTTTGCTGAAAATGGTATCTGGCAGATCACAGGTGTGGATGGTGTCTTCCGTGCATCATCATATTCAGTAAACCGTGTGTCACGTATCGGCCTCTTACAGCCTGAGACATTCGTAGAGGCTGAGGGTGTACCCTTCTGGTGGTCACGTTTCGGTATTCACACACTACAAACAGACTCAGTATCAGGTCAGGGTCAGGAACAAAATTTAACACTTTCAACTATCCAAAGTTTTTGGGATTCTATTGATTCTGATGTCAAACTAAAAGTTACCTCTGTCTATGACGGTATAAACAAACGTATATACTGGGCTTATCCTAATGAGGGTGAGACTGTAGAGTCTAAATTAAACAATTTCCTAATTCTTGATGTACCTTTACAGGCATTCTATCCTTGGAAAGTCTCTGACCAAGAAGGAAGTAATACTAACTGTATTGTAGGTTTGGCTTTTTACTCAGGGTTCGGTGCTAAGGAACTAGAATTAGACGTAACTTCTAATAGTGGTGCTGATGATGTCGTGCTCTCAACGGGTGATGATGTCATCTCAACACAAGTTTCTAACTTTACTACTGGTGACCCTGCCATTATCCTTCTGTGTCGTGACGGAGATAGTAATAGACTTACTATGGGCGGCTTCATTGATACAGGTTTTCTTGACTGGGGTGATGCAAACTATAGTTCTTATGCCGAAACAGGTTATGATTTCGTAGGTGATCTTATCACTAAAAAGAGTGCTCCTTACATTGCTACATATTGTAGGTTGACAGAAGAAGGATTTACTGGTACAGAGGAAGATGGGTACGAAGCCATCAGACCTTCTTCATTATTTGTTTCAAGTGCTTGGGACTTTAATGATACTTTTGGGGCAAGTCAACAGGCTTACAGATTAAAGTTTCCTGTAGTTGTTGACCCTAGTAATTTGGATGTGTTTGACTACCCTGAAAGTGTAATTACGTCCCGACTTAAGGTACGTGGTACAGGCAGGTCAGTCCGTATCAGGTATGAGAGTGAAGAAGGTAAAGACTTCTTATTGTTAGGTTGGGGTGTCATATATGGTAGGAACCCTAGATTCTAATGTCTGAGTATACAATCCGTGATGCAACCCAAGAGGATGTGTTAGACACGGTCTTAGCTGTAAAACAATTCTGTAAAGAAATACCTCACCCAGCTTGGAACAAGTTTAACACAAATAAAGTAAACAATCTTGTCACACAGTTG